TCGTGTTTGGGATAGTAGCAATGAGAATACCATGCAACAAGAAACTAATCATATTGATGATACTCTTAAATTCACCCTCATGCATTTGGGTTCTAAAGGGTTTGTAACCATACTTGGCTCCCATATAAATGCTAATAACAGTCGTCAGCATAGTTTTAATTGTAATTGAGCATTCATTTCCTAATATCACCCTAGACAACAAAATCAAAACTCCCAAATCAAATATCTTTGAAATATTTTGCTTGACACCAACAAAATCAACTAAAATTTTTTGAAAACCTTCTGCAGTATTATTAATCTGACTCAACAACTCTTTGGTACTCTGGTCAAAACCGATCTTAAGTCCATCAGATAAAGTAGAATTCAATTCATCAAGCAAGGTCGAAGCATTTTCAGATAGATCTACTTTAAAACTAGGAAACATCTGGGTTTTAAAACTTTGCTTGACAGAACGTTGGTTTTCCCTCAACTTGTGTAGTTTTTTTTCCTGAATTTTAATTAACCTACGAACTTCATTAGAAATACGATCGCGCTCCTTGTATTACTTCGCGCTAACAATTTCCATGTTTTTCATTTGTGTTTCAAATTCAAGATTTGAGATTTGATCTTTATAATATTCAATCAACTCAGTAATTTTATCATCAACATTAATTGAAGGTTGTAACAAGCTTAGTGATTCCAATAAATTCTGCAATTCAGAATCATAGCATAAAGTATCAGTCGAACTTGCAATACTGCCATATTCAGTTGGAGTTTCAATATAGAAGTGTTTCTTTAAACAATCTTCAACAATGCATCTCTTACCTTCACACTCCAAACCACAGCAAAAATCATTTGACTTTCCGCATTCAAAGCAAAAAGATTCAAATACACATGGTCCTGGGTTTGGTTCGATTCCTTCCATTGTGAGATCTCGATACCATTGGCCGAGGAAATCATCCTCAAAGGAAATAGGAAAATTTGGGAAAATAGAATTAAATTGGTGTTGGTAATCATCAAGTTCCAAATCGTCACCAGCAGCAAAACTAGCTATTTGATAATTTTCATCTTCTTCATTGAGGAAGATACCTTCATCAATTTGTTCCCACATCACTTCGAGACGATTTTGGAATCGCATGAATTCCCTTTGCTCAATCCATTCCTCAAAATCTCTTTCAATTTCACTTAATTGTTCAAGAGTTGGAATCAAAGCAGGCTCCTCATCAAAGAAGTCACCTTGAATTTCCAACCTAATATCTCTTCTTAAAAGGATATGTTCATTAATCTTTGCAACAATCCAAATTTTACCCAAAATCCCAA